GGAATGGTTTAAACAAACGGTTCCATACGATAAAATACAAGAAATAAGAAATAATCCTGAATGGTATAACCGAGCTGGTTGGTTATCAGAATCAACACAAGCAAGGTTAGATATGTATAATCCTTTAGTAATGTCAAAAGTATTTTTACTAAATGATGCTAAGATTATGGATACGTTTAATTCTGAAATGATGTTTTGGATTGATGCAGGATTAACAAACACCGTTCATCCAGGATATTTTACACACGATAAAGTTTTAGAAAAACTACCTAAATACATTTCAAAATTTTCATTTATTTGTTTTCCTTATGGGGCTGAAACCGAAATTCACGGGTTTGAGTATAATAAGTTAAATTCAATTGCTGGAGATAAAGTAAATAAAGTTGCCAGAGGTGGATTTTTTGGTGGACCAAAACATACAATAACCGACATCAACTCAATTTATTACGGATTATTATCATCAACATTAGATGAAGGATATATGGGAACTGAAGAAAGTATTTTCTCAATTATGTCTTATAAACATTCTGATTTAATAAATTATTTTGAAATAGAATCAAATGGATTAATAGGTAAATTTTTTGAGGACTTAAAGAACGATGAATTAAAAGTTAAATCTGAAGGTAAAATATCTGTTATTAACAATTTAGATATTAATAAGGTTGGTCTTTATGTTATAACATTTAATAGTCCAAAACAATTCAAAACATTAATTGACTCTATGTTGGCATACGATAAGGATTATCTTTATAAAACAAAAAAGTTTTTGTTAGATAATTCATCAAATGATTCCACCTTTAATGAATACGCAGAACTTTGTAAAGAATACGATTTTGAACATATTAAAAAAGATAATTTAGGTATCTGTGGTGGTCGTCAATGGATTGCCGAGCACTTCCAAAATGAAACTGATTTAGATTTTTATTGGTTTTTTGAGGACGATATGTTTTTCTATCCAAAACAAGGTGAGGTATGTAGAAATGGGTTTAATAGATATGTTCCAAACTTATATTCAAAAACATTACAGATTGTTAAAAAAGAAAATTTTGATTTTCTTAAACTTAACTTTAGTGAGTTTTTTGGTGACAATGGTACACAATGGGCGTGGTATAATGTCCCGCAACATATTAGAGAACAGTATTGGCCAGGTAAGAATAGATTACCCGAACAGGGATTAGACCCAAATGCGCCAAGAGCGGTTTATGAATCAATTAAAACACATCAAGGCGTACCATATGTAACAGGCGAAGTTTATTATTGTAACTGGCCACAAATTGTGACCAGAACAGGTAATCAAAAAATGTTCTTAGATACAACATGGGGGCATCCTTTTGAGCAGACGTGGATGAGTCATATGTATCAATTAGTTAAAGAAGGTGAATTATATCCTGGTTTATTACTTATGACACCAACTGAGCACGATAGATTTGACCATTATGAAAGAAGTTTAAGAAAAGAGTCATAACAATATATTTATTGTTATGGAATTTTACATAAAACAGAACGCAACTCTTCCTGTATTAAAAATGCAGGTTGTTAAAGATGGTAGAGCAGGGTTTCTACAACTAATGGAAGATTTGGCGGTTTCTACTATCTTTTTCACAATGATAGATGTGGAGACAGGAATTCCTAAAATAGTTTCCGCTCCATGTGGTATCGTACCTTTAATATTACCTGTTGGTGCCGCCCCCGAATATTACGTATATTTTCAATTCACCGCAAGGGATACAAATACGCCAGGTAGATATCAAGGTCAATTTTTAATTAGAAATGACGAAGGTAATTTAATTCTTCCAATTAGAGAAGAATTATACATTAATATCCAAGAAAGTTTTATTTCAGAAACCGCGTGTTGTTAATTTGATTACTCAGTTTTTTATTTTATATTTGCAATAGAAGGTAAATTTCACGATGGTGTGAAAGCTAATAAACCAACTATATAAATTATGATATCAAACGAAGAAATCGAATCGTTCTTACACGGGAATGACCCTGAAGAATTTATAGTCGCAATCGAATACGATTATCGCGAAAACAGCATTTACAAAATTAAAGAGATTCCTGGTAAAGGAAAAGAAATCCGTAAGGATACATTTACACCATTTGCGTGGGTAGGTGACCTACGTGGTATTAACTTTTACGGTAACTCAAAAGCAGCTCAAAAAGAAGCCATGACCAAACATGGTATTACGATTGATAAGTTGGAAACCCATGGTAATGAAAGATTACAGAATGGTATGACTTTCATGGTTAAATCACTCAAAGGATATAGAGAACTTATTCAGTTCTTTAGAGAGGGTGGTTGTGACCCATGGGGTGAAAAAACAAAAGACAAAGTAATGGTTCTACCTCCTGTAGAACAATATTTAATATCCAAAGAAAAAAGATTATTTAAAGGGTTTGAAAACTATGAAGAGGTAACCAGACTTGTATATGACTTAGAGACGACCGCTCTTGAGCCAAAGGACGGTCGTATCTTCATGATTGGAATTAAAACAAATAAAGGATATCACCGAGTTATTGAGTGTATGGATGAGGCAGAAGAAAAAAACGCCATCATTGAATTCTTCAAGGTGATTAACGAATTAAAACCAAGTATAATTGGTGGATATAATTCGGCAAACTTTGACTGGCATTGGATTTTTGAAAGATGCAACATATTGGGAATAGACCCAAAGAAAATATGTAAGTCATTACACCCTGACCATTCGTTCACAAGAAAAGATAGTATGTTAAAACTTGCAAATGAAGTTGAGACGTTTACTCAAACTTCAATTTGGGGTTATAATGTAATTGATATTATCCACGCTGTTCGTAGAGCCCAAGCTATTAATTCAAGTATTAAATCTGCGGGGTTGAAATATATCACCCAATATATCAATGCTGAAGCGCCTGACCGTGTATATATTGACCACTTAGATATAGGACCATTCTATGTAAAGAAAGAAGACTTTTGGTTAAACACTCAAAACGGTAAGTATAAAAAAGTTGGTGTTGATTCTAAGATTGACGAAGCGTGTTCAAAACGTTCTGATGTTTATAACAAGATTACGGGTGACAAGTTGGTTGAGATGTATCTTGACGATGACTTGGATGAAACCCTAAAGGTTGACCAAGAGTTCAACCAAGGTTCGTTCTTGTTGGCAGCAATGATTCCAACAACATATGAAAGGGTTTCAACTATGGGTACCGCAACATTATGGAAAATGTTAATGTTGGCTTGGTCTTATAAACATGGAATTGCCATTCCTGCCAAACAAGGTAAGACAGACTTCGTAGGAGGTCTTTCACGACTACTTAAAGTTGGTTACTCTAAAGATGTACTTAAGCTCGACTTCTCGTCTCTATACCCCTCTATTCAACTCGTACATGATGTATTTCCTGACTGTGATGTGACAGGGGCAATGAAAGGGATGTTAAAGTATTTCCGTGATACTCGTATCAAATACAAAAATTTAGCATCTGAATATAAAAACATTGATAAAAAGAAGTCTGAATCGTATGGTAATAAACAATTACCAATTAAAATTTTTATTAACTCGTTATTTGGTGCTTTGTCCGCTCCTCAAGTTTTTCATTGGGGTGACATGTATATGGGGGAACAAATTACCACAACAGGAAGACAATATTTAAGACAAATGCTTTATTTCTTTATGAAAAAAGGTTATACCCCGTTAGTATGTGATACTGACGGTATGAACTTTTCTTTACCTTTAGGAGGTGTGGAAGATAGGAGATATGTTGGTAAAGGGAATAATTGGTTAGTTGAGAAAGATAAAATTTATACTAGTTATAATGCGGATGTTGCAGAATATAACGATATGTTTATGAAAGGGGCTATGGGTCTTGATTGTGATGGGACTTGGGTTTCTTGTATTAATTTGGCAAGAAAAAATTATGCAACTATGGAACATAACGGAAAAATAAAATTGACGGGTAATAGTATCAAGTCAAAGAAACTTCCATTATACATTGAGGCGTTTTTGGACAAAGGGGTTAAGATGTTACTTGAAGGAAATGGTAAAGCATTTGTAGAATACTACTATGAATATTTACAAACAATCTTTGATAAAAAAATACCGTTAAGTAAGATTGCTCAAAGAGCTAAGGTTAAGTTATCAATGGAAGACTATAAGAAACGTTTAACAGAAAAAACTAAATCAGGTAACAGTATGAGTCGTATGGCTCACATGGAGTTGGCGTTACAGTCAAACTTAAATGTAAGTTTGGGTGATGTTATTTTGTATGTTAACAACGGACTTAAGGCATCTCATGGTGATGTTCAGAAAAAAGGTGATGGTGTACAAATTAACTGTTATATGTTAGATAAAGATATTTTGGATAATGACCCTAACTTAACTGGTGATTATAACGTACCAAGAGCAATAACCACATTCAATAAAAGAATTGAGCCATTATTGGTTTGTTTTAAAGATGAGGTTAGAAATGGTTTAATTGTTAACGACCCTGAACAAAGAGGTATTTTCACAACAGCTCAATGTGAATTAATTAACGGATATCCTTTAGGTGATGGAGACCAAGATAGTATTGAGGATTTATTAACATTATCCGATGCCGAACTTAGATATTGGGAAAAAAGAGAATTATCTTCCGATTACATTTATAAATTAGCCGAAGAAGGGTGGGAACAATATATTAAATAAATTTTGTGAATAATCACACTTTTATTATATTTGTTGATATTTATTATTATGGGAAGAAAATTAAAAACAGAAGAAGAAAAAAAAACTAAAGTTTCAGTTGCTTTAGATAGAGAACTTTTAACATACTATCGAGGACTTCATATTAATTTATCGTCGTTAGTTAATAAATTACTTAAAGATTATAGAAAAGATGGAAACAAAAATTTGTAGTAAATGTAATGAAGAAAAAAATATTTGCGAATTTAATAAAGAGAAACGTAATAAATCAGGGTTAAAAAGCGAATGTAAGTTATGTCGAAAATTAATCAAGAAAAAACATTATGATACAAATAAACATAAAATATTAGAAAATAAGAAAAAATATTATTTAAGTAAAAAAGATGTAATTTTAGAAAAAGCAAAAAATTATAACCATAAAAATAATGATAAAATTAAAATTTATAAAAAACATTATTATCAAAATAATAAAAACAAATTTAACGATTATTATAAACTCAATTATCAAATTAATGTATTATACAGAATTGGTAAAATAGTTAGACGAAGAATATATGATTATGTCACGAAAAACACTATTAAAATAGAAAAAACTTTTGATATTGTTGGTTGTTCTTCAGAATTATTAAAAGCACATTTAGAACAAAAATTTATTAAGGGAATGTCTTGGGAAAATCAAGGTGAATGGCACATAGACCATATAATACCATTATCTTCTGCTAAATCTGAAGAAGAAGTATATAAACTTTGTCACTATACAAATCTCCAACCACTATGGGCTCAGGATAATTTAAGTAAAGGTTCTAAAATAATTTAGGAGTTCTTGAGACCGTCGCTCGAGAGAATGTACCAATTACCTGAGCAGAATCTAAATTCAATACAAGAGTATTTGTCGGCAACGATTTCATCGTAGTCTTCATCAATCTTACCTGTATCAGGTTTGATAATAATTTTTGTCATTGATTTTACCACTATGTGGTCGGTTGTTTTAGAATCTAAAATAACTGTAGATTCTGACACATTTCTTACAATGATACACTCTTCACCATTTGTTCTATATTCTTTTTCAGATACAATAGATACTTCTGATGTTTCTAATATTTCCCCATTGATTAATCTTGTAGATGGGATTGTTCTTATAATTGCCATAATGTTAAATTACATATATTTGACGAGGCATTGCTCTGAACTTCATTTGTTTGTTTAAGTTCTCTGCAATTAATGCTTCTCTTTCCATAACTCGCTCAGGTCTTAGTCTTGTTAACCAACCTTCAGCCCCTGTAAGTTCTTCTATTAATTTTGTTTTTTCATCTTTACCTTCGGTCAACAAACTTGTGTAGTCCATGGTTAATTCTGAATCAGGAACTTTCAAGTTTCCACTATATTTTCCTCTAACTCTACCTAATGTTTCTTTAACGTATGCCACGAACCATCTTCTAACCCATTGTTGTGCGGGTACGTTTAAGTCAGACCAAGTAAGTTCTTCCAATGGAACATCATTTGGTGATTTAATTACATCAGGATTATTTTTTAAACAGTCAGCTCTACTGTCAGGTGTTACATCGTAATACCAATACCACACAGCTTTACCAACGTACTGACTATAATTTCCCCAATTAAATTGGTTACCAGGAGCGTTATATAATTGTAAATCTTTTTTACCATCAGGTAATGCTGTGATTCTATAAGTTAAAGAACCGCCAAGAATTCTATTTAAAATGTTTGATTCTTGCATTCTAATTAAATAATCAAACCCTGACATCATAAAATAAGAACCTTGATATCCCATTTGAGCAAATCCCGCTTCACTCGCACCAAGACCTACACCTCCAAATCCACCAATACCACCCATACCAAATGCGGTAATAGGTTGATTACTAAACCACAACACTTCGTTAATTTCACGACCTGCAGGAATTTCGTAGTTTTGTTTGTTTTCTTCAAGAATGATATAATCTTTCTTTAATACCCAAGGACCTTCAGCCTGAAGACCTACAATTTTTGAATATGAATATGAAAATTGTTGTTCAAAATCCATAGTTCTTGTAATCAATGCATTTGCAACAGATTTTTCAGTCATGTTTAAGTTAACCAAGTTAACCCATTGACTATCAATTAACCAATTTAAAATGTATTGTTCATAATCTTGAATAGAAAGTTCCATTAAAGAATCCATCATTTCATCTTCAATTTCAACACTTCTAATTGGGGCTCCCAATAAGTGCTTAACTCTTGTATAAATTTTTGACCTTTCAGGTTCTGGAATAACTGCCATATGTAATAAATATCAATTAGTTTATTATTGTATATTGTACATTAGTGAATCCACAGGAAACACAAAATTACCTTTAACAATTTTTGGTTTTTTGTTAAAAATTAAAACGTTCTTACCTTTTTGAAAAATCATTAAGTCTGTGTTATAAATCTTAACACTTGCGGTTCCCTCTAAAGTAATCCCATCTTTACCAATAGTCATAGTTCTAAATGGTTTAATTTGTCCAGTTAAAACTTCACCGTCTTTTGTTATCTCTAAATCAACACCTTGTATTGCGTCTTTTTTACTACCTAATTCACCAACAACTTCAACCTTGATCTCTTTACCAAAATGTTTCTTAATAATTAATGACGTTATCTCTTCTCTTTTGGAACCAGCTTTATCTTTTTCGGTTAAGGTTCTCAATAAGTTATGAAGAGTTGAACTATCCTTATCAAAGATTCTATATTTGAAGTGGTTTATTGCTTTAATAAATCTTTCAACCTCTTTCTTTTGTTCCATAGGTTTTTTATCCATGAAACTAATTGGTAGTTTACCAGGAATTTTTACAATAACCTGATTCAAATCTTTTAATAAAATACAAAAAGCTGTGTAATTTGTATTTAACTTATTGATAACTGACCTGCCAGGTCCTTCAAGGTCATAAACACCAGGTAATTGGTCGTTGTCAGGTTTTTCAACATAGTTTTCAGGAAATACATCCTTCATTATTTTATTAATGCCATTCATGTAAGTCCATTTAATATCTGAATTTACGTTAAACAACATTCTGTAAAATTCATTTTCAGATTGAGAACACATTTCAGATTTACCTTCACTTAACACTTGTTTCATTTTTGTTGATTCGGTAAGTTTTGTTTCAACTCTCATTTCATACATCTTGGTTACAAAATCCCAATTAACAACTTTCCAAAAGTTTGTAATGTATTCGTCTCTTTTGTTTTTATACTTTAGATAGTAAGCATGTTCCCATAAATCTAATCCGAGTAAAGGAAATCCACCATTTTCAATCACATTCATTAATGGATTGTCTTGGTTTGGGGTAGACATAATTTTTAATGTGTTTCTTGATGTTAACACTAACCACACCCAACCTGAACCGAAACGGTCTTTGGCTTGTTTTTCAAATTCTTTTTTAAAGTTTGTGAAAGTCCCCCACTGTTTGGTTATTTTTTTATAAAGTTCACCATCCAATTTTTTTGGGTCAGGAGTTAACATGTTCCAAAACAATGCGTGGTTAAATGCCCCACCTGCGTTGTTTCTTATTGTCTTATCAAAACGACTTATGGTCTTGATAATTTTTTCTAAATCTAAATCTCCGTATTTCTTTTTAGACAATGCGTCGTTTAGTTTATCCACGTACCCTTTATAATGTTTATTATAATGAAAGTTCATTGTCTCTGGGTCAATAAACTGTTTGAGGGCTGTATAGGAGTAAGGTAATTTTTCTATTCCTATTTTTTTCATTTCTGTAATCAACAACTTCTTTTCTTGATTAACGTGGTTTTCAAGTATTTGTGTTTCTAGTTGTTGGATTTTCTCTTGTGTTTTTTTCATAAAATTGGATTATCCATTGTATATAAATAATCCGTACTTGCCTAATTTCGCAGATTATTAATTCTTTGTAGAATTTCTTCTGCCGCGTCGGCGGGATGTTGGTTGTCACCCATTACTGTTGCGATGACTTGCTTTTTGTTGTTTAGGATATCGTAGATGATTCCTTCTATTGTATTTTCAAAGATTGGGTAGTAAACCAAAACATTATTTTTTTGACCGTAACGATAAGCTCGGTCTTCTGATTGGGCGTGGTCTGAAGGTAAAAACGATAGGTCATTCATAATAACCGCTTCAGCTGAGGTTAATGTAATACCAACACCTGCCGCTTTAATATTACCCACAAAAACTTTAACTTTTGGGTTGTCTTGGAATTGGTCAACCGAATGTTGACGTTCAGGTTTTGACATTGAACCATCAAGTTTAACCGCCGCTTTTCCAAAATGTTCGGTAATTTTATTTAATGAATCGGTAAAGTTACAGAATATAATAACTTTTTTATCTTGTTCTAAAATGTTTTCTGCAAGTTCAATTGTTTGAGCAATTTTTTCGTCAGCAATAATTTGTCTAACCTTTGTTAGTTTTGAGAATTGAACCGTTAATGATTTTGATTCTTCA